TGTTTGGTCGGCCTGAGGCCATGACCCGACTCCAAACGCTCACGCAAGAGATTGACCGAGACTGGCCCGCAGTGCCTCACGGCGAGCCGGTAACCAAGCATGTTCTCTCCTGTTGCGTGCAGCCAAACCACCTCGTCCTCGACCCATGCACGGGGCTCGGCATGACGGCGCGCATCACCCACCACCTCGGAGGGCACTTCCGCGGGACCGAGATGAACGCGAAGCGCCTCGAAAGGACGGCAACATGGCTGCGCTCGAAGTGCCGATACAGGCCAATGCCGTGATTCACCTCGGGCTCGACGACACCGCAAAGGGCGAGATTGTCTCGCGCTACCGCGAGGAGCACGAGATAAAGAAGGTCTACGTCCTCTCGCCAGCGCGCTTCGCGCCGTCATGGGCGGCCGAGCACATGACCGATCCGGCGACCCAGGGCGACGGGCGCGGGGGACTTTATCTCGACTGGCCGAATCTAATCGAATACCGCTACTACTACAAGCTATTGCAGGAGATCGACCGCTCCACGCTCGTCGTGGTGAACGAGTGCCTTCGCACTCAGAACCGCTACGACCTCACGTACAACTGCGTCAGGAACTACCTGAACCAGACGCCGCACGTCCTCGTGTTCCAGTACATGCCAATAATCAACACGATCGAGGACTTTATGGTGCTGTTCGACTTCGCGACGCAGAGCCGGTGGAAGCGGGAGGCGTTCCGCCTGGACCTGCTCGGCGAGGCAAAGATCCACGTCGCAGCGGCGCCCCTGTCGATCGAGGCGGTGCGGGTGCCGGTGGACGACAAGATCCACGCGGTGTACGCCAAGGAGAAGGCCGCCCTCCTCGCCGACGTGCGAGGCGACTCGGACAAGGACCCGCACCAGATCCCGCGCAACCTGCTCCTCGTGAGCGGAAAGGCGAAGCTCGCGCACGTCGCCTCATCGCGCCGCTACGTGGGCCGCAACAACCGCTTCAAACTCCCGAACCTCGAGACCTACCGGGACGCCGCGGGACACGGCGAGCGGGTGGCGCTGGAGCTCCCGCACAACTTCATCGACATGGCCGACCTGCTCACGGTGTCGCGGCAGCACCGGATCGAGGCGCTCGTGGCCGACACAAAGGCCGAGGACTGGTACCTCAGCCGCTTTCAGGACTGGATCCAGAGGGTGAACGATGCTGCGGCAACGCTACACGGGTGATACGGTCCTCGATGCTGCTCGGCGCCGGGTGTCGTGGGTGTTCGACCGCCTGGAGGCAGGCGACATCGCGGACATCATCGTCTCGATCTCTGGCGGAAAAGACAGCCAAGTGCTGGCCCACCTCGCGCTCGTCGAGGCGCACCGGCGCGGCAGACGCATTGGGGTCCACATGCTCGACGAAGAGGTGATGTACCAGAGTAGTGTGGAGCAGGTCGAATACCTGATGCACCTCATCCCCGAGGCCACGAAGAAGATGTGGCTTCAGATCCCGTTCTACCTCACGAACGCAACCTCGCTGACGGATGGACAACTGCGCGCGTGGGAGCCAGGGGAGCATAAGATCTGGATGCGCCCGAAGCGCGACGACGCCATCAAGTTCAAGCCGTGGAAGGAGGAGGACGAGCGCTTCCGGTCGGGGTACAAGTGGCTCGACTTCTACGGGGTGATCGAGAACTACGCACGCTGCTTCGAGCGAACAGCTTTCCTCGTGGGCCTGCGCGCAGCCGGAGAGAGCCCGAATCGGTGGCGGGCCGTAGTCAAGAACCCAGTCGAAATCGGGGGCGCAAAAGTCTTCTGGGGCACCGCCAAGGACCGCGGCAACGTAGCGCTTTATCCGATCTTCGACTGGAACTTCCACGACGTCTGGAAGTACATCTGGCAGGAAAAGCTCCGATACTCTCGGATCTACGACTTCCAGCACAAGAAGGGCTACCCGATCACGGAGATGCGCGTGTCCTCGCTCATCCACGAGCGCAGCTTCAAGAGCATCACCGATCTGCCCGAGTTTGAGCCAAAGACGTACGCCCGCCTCCAGAAGCGGATCAAGGGGATCGCGCTCGCGCAGGAGACCGCGAAAAGCGCCAAATTGTTTGCCTGCCGGAAGCTCCCGCGGCAGTGGAAGTCGTGGCGGTCCTACCGGGACCACCTGCTCGCGACGCACCCCGATCCGAAGGCGCAGGCCATCTTCCGCGATCGGTTTGCGCGGCACCTGGACAACGAATACGTGGCCAGGCAGCAGTGCCGACAGCTCGTCTGCAACGACTACGAGAACAACCTCTCCGTCAACAACAAGCCCGACCCCCGCGACGAACTCATCGCCTACTACGAGGAGACCCTGTGATGCGTAGCATTGACACGATCGAGCAGTTTCACGAGGCGCGTGCGGCAATGGAGCCCGTCTACATCACAAGCCGGACGCACGGCAGGGTCGAAGTGCCGTGCATGAACACGATGCTCGTGCGGCTCGAGCTTGTCCTCGAGAACCTGTACAATCCGAATAGCGTGCCGCCCGACAAGATGGCTCTGCTCCAGCAGAGCATCCTCGACAATGGGGTGTGCTTCCCCGTGGTGACGATCTGGGACGACGAACAGCAGCGGTTTGTGGTCATCGACGGCGCGCACAGACGCATGATCCATGGCTCGGACTGGCTCGACTGCGACTACATCCCGCTTGTGGTACTGTCGCACGGCATGTCGAAGCGGCTCGCCGCGACGTGGCAGTTCAACAAGGCTCGCGGCGTCCACCAGGTCGACCTCGACGCGGACCTCATCCGCAGGCTCGCGGGGCAGGACCTCACCGACGAGCAGATCGCCGAGAAGCTCGGAATCGACGTTGACACGGTGTTCCGGTACCGACAGGTAGCCGGGATTGCCGAGGTCATCGGCGCCAAGGCCGAGTGGTCCATGGCATGGGAGATGGTAGAGGATTGAAGCTCGTTGGTCACTGCGACGCGTGCCAGCTCGTGGTGACCGAGCTCGACGACGCCACGCCATGCGACGGCATGCAGCTGCCGCTGCCAGGCTTTGGGCGCACGTGCTCGAGGTGTTTGCGGTGGCTGCGCGTGGTGTATGTGTCGCCAGTGGCTTCGCCTCACGCATGCGGCAAGCGCTGCAAGGCAGCCGCGTGCAACATCTGCCGGTGCGTGTGCATGGGGCGAGCACATGGGATCGAGCGAAATGCCTACGCTCGCAACACTCGACTGGCGCAGATGTTCGCGAGCGTGGTAGATAGCGTGGAGTCGAGCCCTACACTCGACGCGGTTGCTCATGATTAGGCTACAGCGTATGCTCTTGCTCGCCACAGCTAGACGTGTCTCCCTCGTTTGGCGTGGTGCTGGCGTCGGTCCCTCGTCAGCTGGGCGCGCCGTGTATCCCCTCCGCGTGCGCGCCCTCCTACTCTCGGCGCCATGACGACGCCCCTACTCCAAGCTTGGGCAGTGCAGCGCGCGGCGAATAGGCCGCTGTGGCGCCTGCCGCTCGCGGAGTTCGTGCCTCGCGTGTCGCCGCTGCTCGAGGAGCCTCGGCACCTCGGCGCCCTGTGTCGCGCTTTCGACCGCATCCGCAACGGCGAAGAGGTGCGGCTACTCGTGTCGGTGCCTCCGCAGCACGGCAAGACGTTCTGTATCCTGCACGGACTTGCGCAGCTCATCGCAGCCAAGCCCGATAAGACCAACGCGTTTACCTCGTATGGCGCCGACTACGCGCACAGTCGCTCAAGGCTCTGCCGTGACTACGCGCGCGCCGCGGGGGTCAAGCTCCGCGGCGACTCCTCAGCCATGGCCGAGTGGCGCACCGACGCAGGTGGTGGACTGCTCGCTACCGGCGTAGGTGGCCCGCTGACAGGCCACGGCATCTCGGGCGTGCTGGTTGTCGACGACCCGTACAAGAACCGCGAGGAGGCCGACAGCGCGCTCGTACGCGGCAAGATTCGCGACTGGTGGACAAGCGCCGCTCTCACGCGCGTGCACCCAGGCGCCAGCATCATCGTATGCCACACGAGGTGGCATCCCGACGACCTCATCGGCGAGCTTGCTCGACAAGAGGGGCAATCATGGGAGGTCATCAACCTCCCGGCGCTCGACGACGAGGGCAAGAGCCTCTGGTACAAGCGACCGCCCAAGTTCCTCGAGCGCGTGCGCCGCGACGTCGGCGAGCACGATTGGTGGGCGCTCTACATGGGCAGCCCGCGACCTCGAGGTGGGCAGCTTTTCTCTGGAGTGTCGTTCTACGACAAGCTGCCCGAGACCTATCGAGTGAGCATCGGCATCGACCTCGCGTACAGCGAAAGCAGCTACGCCGATTACAGCGTCGCGGTAGTCATGGCGCACAACGCGCAGCTCGACGCATGGTACGTGCTCGACGTGCGGCGCATGCAGGCCAAGGCAACCGAGTTTGCCGCAACGCTTCGCGAGCTCACCGAGCGCTTCCCAGGTGCCAAGCTGTACGGCTACATCGGCGGCACCGAGAAGGGCACCGTGGACTTCTTGCGCCGCGAGGGCATTCCGTTTCGGCCCGACCCGGCCAAGATGGACAAGCTTTCACGAGCGACCTCGACCGCGGCGGCGTGGTCAAGCCAACGCGTGCACGTGCCGCGCGAGGCGCCGTGGCTGCGAGACTTTGTCGACGAGGTCTGTAGCTTCACAGGCATCAAAGACAGACACGATGACCAGGTCGACGCGTTTGTTGCAGCGTTCGACGCACTACACACCAAGGCCTACCGCGCCACCGGCTTATCGGATGGCTCGTTTGACTGGGGATGAACCATGCGCCCGAAGATTGTCACCATCACGGCCACAAGCCCAAGCGCAGCAAGCCCGAACGCGCCCAGCACTGGCATCGTCGGCGGTCTTTCCGGCTTCGATGCGTTGACCATCATCGGCAACCTGCAAGGCGGCACCGGTGGCACGCTCGACGTGTACCTACAGACGTCATACGACGGCGGCACGACCTGGTATGACTACGCGCACTTTCCGCAGCTGAGCGCGGGTGCTGCTGCATCGCTTAGCGCGTATCAGGTCAACCGCACCACGGCTGTGACCGCTGCTACCACGATCGGCTCTGGCCTCAGCGCCGCGCTCGCGGTCGACACCATCCTAGGCGGCGCGTGGGGTGACATGATGCGGCTGCTGTTCGACGGTGGAACCGGCACAAGCGCCGGTGCTTCGCAGTCCGTCACGATCATTGGTCAGGCGATCACGCGCTGATGCACGGCCTCTACGCCACCAATATCGCAGGCTTCACGCAGGCCGAGCGACTTGCGCAACAGTGGCTATCGCCGCGGTACCGCAAACTCGACAGGCTCGAGCGCTACGTCGTTGGCGAGCAATACGAAGGCCTCCCCGACTTCTTCAACCCGAAGCAAGACGTGCCGCTCATGGAGCGCGCGCCGAACATCGTGCACTCCATCGTGGAGGCCGCGATTCGGCAGCACTGCGACTTCGCGCTCGGCGAAGGTCGATTCCCTGGCATGAGCGCCGCCGCAGACGACGACGAGCGGCTACTCGGCGAGGGTATGCCCGATGAGATGGCGCAGCTCTACGAGGCATGGTTGCGGCTGCTCATGCGGCACGCGTGCTTCCCCGAGGCGTGCGTCGATGCGCTAGCCAACGCCGAAGCATGCGGCACGGCGGTCTCCGTGGTGGCGCTCGTCAACGGCTGCCCTGCGATCCACACGCTGCGCGCAAAATGGTGTCAGCCAGAGTTCGACGACAGCGGCTCGACCATCAAAGCCCTCGAGGTGCAATACCCGTTCTTTTCGTACGAAAAGAGCGACCAGGGCCAATGGATGGTCTACGCCAAGCTCTACCGGCGTCGCATCGATGAGACGCGCGACGTGGTCTACAAGCCGGTCGACATGATGCAGATGGGCCTCGGCCAGATTGACTGGCAGGAGGACGCAGCCAAGAGCGTGACGCACAACCTCGGGTTCTGCCCCGTGGTTTGGTACAAGCTGCGCTCGAGCTACGAGCACGCGAGCGACCTGGATGGCTACCCCATTCACGGCACGCAGCTCGACGAGCTCGACGCGCTCAACTACTCGCTCTCGCAGCGTGGGCGCGCGGCCATCTACAGCGGCGACCCGCAGGCATACGAGACGGGCGTGGACCCGCAAGCGCCACCAGCTGGTGGCATGGGCCGCGCTGCGATCGTCCCCGCAAAGGATGGCAGCGGCTACGTGTTCGGCTCGACCACCGGTGGCAGGCCAGCGCGCAAGAAGGGCGCTGGCACCGTGTGGAGCTACGAGAACCCAGAGGCCAAGGTCGGCCTGCTTTCGCTCCCAGGTGATGCGCTCAACAGCATCAGCGACCACGTCGCCGACATCTGCGACAAGATCGGCGAGGTGCTCGGCTACACCAAGGCGAGCCCCGAGACCGTCAAGGGCGCCATCAGCGGCAAGGCGCTTGCGTTTCTCTACCATCGCACCACGAGCTTCGTGGACGGCCTTCGGCAAGACTTTTGGCACGGTTGGATGTGCCCGGTCATCAACCTGCTCAACCGCGTCGTGCACACGCAGGAGAAGCGCACGCCAGGCTCGGTCTACGTGCACGGCGTGCGGCGCGTGATGCCCATCCTCGACACCTTCACGGTCGACGTGGCAGGCGTGCCAATGTGGATGCCGCCGCGGCTCCGCGCACGTTGGGGTCACTACTTCGGGCTCACCTCGCAGGACGAGGCCGAGGTCGTGCGCATGACCGTCGACGCATACAACGCGCAGGTTATTCCGCTGCGCCTTGCGCTCGAGAAGCTGCAGAACATCTATCCGCACGACGACAGCGAGAAGTTGTCTGAGGAGATGGAGCACGAGCTCACCGAGCAAGCCATGCACGAGGCGGCTGCGGTGGCCAAGCAGAACGCCAAGGCACTCGAGGCAGGCGCCGATGACGAGGCATCAGATAGCGAGCCGCCGAGTGGGCCTCCGTCGAGCGTGCCTGGTGCGCCACCAAGCGAGCCAGGTGCACCGCCGTCGAGCAAGCCTGGCGAGGATGACGACGAGCCCATTCCGAGCACGCAACGGCCCGAGACGCTGGGCAGCAAGCGCCGTCGTGCGCGATGATCTCCGATCGCGAGGCAGCGCGAATAGCGCAACCGATTCTCGCAGCTGAGGAAGAAACGCTGCGGGGCGCCGAGCAAGAGCTCGCAGCGATCGTCAAACAGTACGAGGTGACTCGGCGCGACACGCCCGAGACCGCAAAGGCCAAGATTGACCGCGCAGCCAAAGTCGCAGCGGTTGCCTTGCTTGCCTATCTGTTACTTCGTCGGCGCAGCTCGAGCAGAGCTGGCATCGATGCAGCGCAGCGCAACCTCACCGGCATCGGCCTCGCCAGCGCCGTTGTGGGAGGCATCCTGACTCGCGTGCGCATGGTGCCCACGGCGAGGCCCGAGACGCTGCTACGTCGCGCGGTTGCATCGGTGACTGACCGCTTCCGCCGCGTGGCGTTGACCCGCGTCGAGCCGTCTCGGATGGTCGTTACACCATCTCGACCGATGCCAGCACCTGGCACACCGTTTCGACCGATTGCACCGTTCCGACCAGTGCCACCACCTGGTGCAGTGGCAAAGCCAGACATGGCAGGCGCGCTCGAACGAGCTCGCGACGCTACTCAAGGCGGCGTCACTCGAATCGTCACGGTGGAGACGTGGGACCAGGCAAACGCGGAGATGCGACGCGCACAAGCTGTGGCCTCGGTGGTCGCGCCAGAGGCCATGCGTGAGTGGGTGGCTAAGCTCGACATGCGAACGTGTCCCGTGTGCCGAGCCCTTGACGGCCAGCGCATTCCAGCCGATCAAGACTTTGACCTTGAGCCGCCTGTCCACCCGTATTGCAGATGCATGGTTATCCTTACGTACGGCGCAGGCACTCGCTAGCGAGGGACGACATGCACTGTGAATACTGCGACCTCGACACCATCGCAGGGGCGGCGATGGTGCAAGAGGGCGGCGCCATCAAGATCCTAGACTGCTGCACCAAGTGCGGCAAAGCGTACAAGACGCAGCGCTCTATCGACACGATGCCTGGTGAGCAGGCACAGGCAAAGCCAGCGGCGCAAGCGCCTAGTCAGCCTGCGAAGGTCGTAGCGCATCCATCGGCTAGTAGCTCAGCCATGGATCTGGCCGAACAGGCGCGCACTCGCTTGGCGCAGGTCGAGACCGAGCTACAGCGATTCGCGCAACTCAAGCGCGAGCGCACAATGCTGCGCCGAATGGTGCGCGCGGCACAGGAGCGGAAGTGATGAGGCGTTGCAAGATCTGCAAACACATCGAAAGCGGCAACGCGGCGACGTGCCCCAAGTGCGGCGAGGCATCGTGGGAGCCGATGGCAGAGCCAAAGCCTGCACCTGTCGCGATCGCGCCTGAGCCCGTCGAGGAAGCTCCCGCGCCTGCCCCCGTCCCCGAGCGCCGTCGTCGGCGTCTCTAGTCGTCTCGTTCACTCTCTCACTAGGAGCCACGACACATGGCAACGATCTACGGTGCGATTCGCGGTATCAAAGTCATCCAAGAGCCCGTTTCCGGCGGCTCGCAGGGCGCTGCTCTGGTCTCGTTTACGCTCGGCGCGTACACCGCCGCCAGCGACAACGGCCAGCTCGGAGGCGGCGGCAGCAACAACGGCGTGAGCACGACGAGCACGCTCGCTCAGCTCATCCAGGCGGCTCGCCGCGACGGCAAGACCGTGACCCTCGGCCTGCCCGCGGCCACCAACGTCAACGCGGCGATGATGGTGCAGTCGGGCCTCCAAGGGTCGACCGAGTTCTTCGCTGGCAGCTTCGTCATCTCGAGCGGAAACCTCACGTTCAACGTGGCCAACAGCAGCGGCACCGAGGTCAACGCGGCCTCTGGCGTCGAGGATCGGCCCTTCCAGCTCATCGTCGCGATCTCGCTCTCCTGATTCTAGGAGGCTCGGTCGCATCTCCACAACCAACGCCCACGTGAGCGGCAATCACGGCAGGAGATAGCGAATGGAAACGCCCGACACGGAAGAACTCGTCAACCCCGCCGACGTCAAGGTCGTGCCCGATGCGCCCGTCGCAGCCGAGCAGCCAGACCCGTCGTGGCTCAACGCGCGCCTCGAGCGCGCCAAGGCCGCAGCGATGAACGACATCGCGCGCATGCTCGGCGTGGAAAACCTCGACAAGGCCAAGGCCCAGCTCGAGGCGGCACGCAAGCTGGAGGACGAGCGCAAGACCGAACTGCAGCGGCTCACCGAGCGCACCGTCGCTCTCGAGGCCGCAGCCAAGCGTGCAGAGCAGCTCGAGGGCGTGCTTTCGCAACGCGCCGATGTCGAGCTCTCGACGCTCACCGATGCCCAGCGCGCGGCGGTAACGTCGCTCGCCGGTGACGACAAGGCCTCGCAGCTGCGCGCCATCACTGCCCTGCGGCCCACGTGGCAAGCAGCGGCAGCGGCAGCGGCTGCAGCGGCCCCTACGGCGCCCACAGCAGCGCCAACGCCCGCAGCGGCACCGCGAGTCGCCCCTGCGTCTACCAGCGCCGCCACGAGCCAGCCAGCGTCAACGACGGCGGCACAGCTCGTGGACCATCGCGCGGAGTACGATCGACTCCGAGCGCAAAACCCGGTGTTCGCCGCGCACTATCTCGCGGCGTACCGCACCGAGATCTATCCGCAGAAGTAGCCAGATCATGCCCGGCACTGTCGCTCGGGCTGTGGAGGACTGAACCATGCCCGTCATCTCTCGCGCGTCTCTTCCCGAGGAGTTCTTCGACATCACGTCGGCGATGCTCCTCATCCAGCCCGAGCCTCAGTACATGTACGCCCAGATGTGGAAGAGCGCGCTCGGCGCCGCTCTCCCGCAGCCCGCGGGCCTCGGCCTCCCCGGTCGTCAGCTGCTCCAGACCGGCGCGGCTGTGCCTCCGATCGAGTCGATGCGCCTCGTACTCGACGACGTCGTCAGCTCGCAGACCATCAAGGTGGTGCCCGAGCTCGGCGCTGGCGTCGGCCACACGGTGCGCATCAACCGCCCGTTCTACACCGACTCGACGTACACCCTCACGAGCCGCACCATCGCCGCTGGCGCGACCATCTCGACCACGCCGCTCAACATCTCCATGGAGCAGGTGCCGCTGACCATCCAGCGTTACGCTGGCCCCTACGGCGCCTCGAGCGTGCAGCCCTACGGCGTGGATCGCTTCGATGCGACCCGCGCGATCCACAACGTGTCCGAGCTCGTCGGCCACTACCTCAAGCGCGACTTCGACAAGTCGATCGACTCGTGGCTCGTGGCTCTGCTCGACCAAGCCTCGTCCGCCGTGTACCCCACCGGCATGAGCGCGCCCAACGATGCGCTCGCCGCCAACTCGTTCCCGCTCGATTTCGAGCAGCTCACCCGCGTGGAGCGCACGCTCGAGGACGCCAAGATCCCCACCTTCGGCGATGGCAAGTACATCTGCGTGCTCACGCCGCTCCAGATCCAGCAGCTCATGGTGGACCCCTCGGCGCAGCGTCTCGCGGTGTTCGAGCCCCCGGCCAACCCGTTGCTCGCCAAGAGCTACTACAAGTCGATCGGACGCCTGAGCATCTACAAAAGCCAGACGCTCTCGACGACGCTTAACACCTCGAGCGTGCCGGTGCAGTACGGCCACGCATTCGGGCCTGGCGTGTTGCTCTCGGCGATCGGCGACCTGCCGCGCGTGATGCCCAACACGAACGACAACTACGGCGAGCAGGTGCTGGTGGTGTGGCTCATGTACGCCGCCTTCGGACTCGCCGATAACCGCTTCGTGGTCTCGGTCCGCTCGGCCTGAGCCAACAGGAGGACTAGACCATGGACGGCAAACGCATTCCGCTCACGCCCGCGACGACGGGCAACTTCAACACGGACGTCGCTGGCACCGTCAAGCCTGGCGCAAGCGTCAGCATCTGGGGTCCCGCTGGCGGCGTGGTCAACGGCACGCTCGCTGGGCTCGTCATCGTCGACGCCGAGACGAACACGCTCACCCTGACGGCCTACTGGCAGGTGAGCGAGGACGGCTCGACCTGGTACGACGTCTCGGCTGCAGCCAACAACCCCGCCAACGTGGCGCTTGCCACCGGTACGGCTGGCGCTGACGCGGCTGTAACCGAGGTGCTTCCTGCGCCTTCCGCGGTGTACGCCTGGTCGTTCGCTCGTCTCGTCGTGGTGAACGGCGTGGCAACGGGCGGCGCGACGGACACCTACTCGATCCAGTACAAGTACGTCCGCGGCGCCTGAGGCGTAACGGCGACATCATGACCACCACGAGGCACGCATGGCACTCCTAGAATCCGAGATCATGCGACTGCGTTTCGAGTGCGGATACAACGTGCTAAATGCAGGCGCTGAGCCATACGTGTCCGTGGTGGCCATCTTCAATCAGGTCATTGCAACCTACATGCAAGCGGGCGCGACCACGACGAGCTCGACCACGGTGGTGGACGTGACCACGCCCGTGCCAGTTGCGCTCACGCTCGCAAGCGCCACAGGCTTTGCCGCAGGACAACGCGTGTGGATTGACGTAGACACGCGGCAAGAATCAGCAACGGTGCAAAGCATCGCTGGCAGCACCATTACGGTGCAGCTGCAAAACCCGCACACCGGGACCTATCCAGTCACGGTGGACGGTGGCGAGGGCATGGTGCGGTCGCTCCTGCGACGGCTCGACCAGGTGCAAGCAGCCATCGCCATCGGCTACCAGTCTGCCGGAATCAAGAAGGTCGACGAGGTCGAGTTCTACGGCAACAGCTACCCCACTGGCGGCTCGCGAATTCGCATGCTCTACGAAGCGCAGATGCGCATCCGCGACGAGCTGTGCAGCGCGCTCAGCGTGCCGAACTACTGGCGCCGCGTCAGCGATAGCGCCGCCACTGTGAGCATCTACTGATGACGACCCTGCGCGATGGTCTCATCCCAGAGATCGACGGCATCCGAGCTATCCCCGAACAGCTCGGCGTGCGAACGAACATCGTGCAGCGCGTGGTGCGCACGTGGACCGGGCCAGGCGTCAACCTTGGCTCGTATACCGACGACGTCTTGCAGTTCAGCCCAATCCCCAAGGCTCGCGAGATGAGATCTGGAGACGAGGTCGACGTCGGACCCATCACGCCAAACATGCTCGGCGTGGGGTACACGTACGCCGACGTGAGGCCGACGATGTCGAGCAATCAAGAGCTATTTTTCTTGGTCATCGGCAACAACGGCACACGCCGCTACGAGCTCGTGGATATTGACACGAGCCGACCCTTTCGCATGCACCTCATGCTGCGCACGCTTGAGCGCACGAGGCCCTTCTGATGGCTGTCGATAGCAACGTCGGCGGCGTCTCGCTCCCGCTCGCAGCGGGCACCATCGCAGACCCGACACGCGACCTCGCGATTGACCTCATCGCAGCGTATGCGAGGCACTGGCTAAAGGCCATGCTCGACGCGCGCCTAGCAGTGCAGACGCCCACGAGCGCGGACGCATGCCCAGCGGCGAACGTCTACTCGTGGAATCCTGAGCAGGTGTGGCTACGCGAGGAGATCGGCAAGCCTGCGTTATTCGTGTGGCAGAGTGGGCCGAGCACGATGGTGGACCGCACGCTGGTCTACTCGTATCGCGTTCGTCCGTTGTCGCTGTATTACATCTTCGCCGAGATGCACATGCCGAGCGCGATGACGATGCGCGCTGGCCTGATGCAAGACGTTGACGCCGTGCTCGTGCGTGCGTTTGACCGCTTCGCGCACCCGACGTTTACCTTCAACGGCTACCCGGCTGGCGAGAACATCCGCGGCATGCTCACGGGTAAGCTAGAGGACTTTAGCGTCGAGTATGGCGGTGGCGAGCCACAGCTACTCGCAGCCATTCCAGGCGGCGCAGGCGGGCGAGGCATGGACGCAGATGGACGCGTGCAGCGCGTGTTTCTCGGGCTCCTGTGCAAGCTCACGATCTGGGAGCTCATCGGGCTCGACACGTTCTCGCTGCCAGCCGACGAAAACGCATTCGTCGACGCTGGGATTTACACCAATACCGAGGTCGCAGACCCAGGCGACGTGGTGCTTGTGAAAGAGGGCTATCTGCCATGACCACGCAAGATGCCAAGCCGGATGTCTACCAGTCGCGCGCGCTGTTGGCGGGCGTCTATGGCGTGCCGTTCTATCGGTTCGGGCACACGCTCGACAGCGGCTCGCAACTCTTTCGTTGGGTGCCGAACGACCAGAGCACGGCGGATGGTCGCACGGTCATCGCTGGCACGAGCGGTTACGAAGGGCGCTGGCTGCTCTGTCGCAACGACGACAAGGGCGCAGACATCGCCGACGCGTCGCCCACCATCACCGTGGGGCAAGGCGCGTGGCGACGCGTTGTTGGCCCGCTCTCGGGCAACCGGACCATCACCTTGAGCACCACGAACGCCGCCGCGGGCGACGTGCTTGAGCTCACTCGCACAGACACGAACGCCTACACGGTTGCCGTCGTAAACGGTGGCGTCGGTGGCGGCACGCTCTACACGATGCCCGTCTCGAGCGCGGCGAACGTGCGCGCGTGTTTCGACGGCAACAACTGGCTGCTCCGCAGCGTCTCAACCTGGTAGGAGGGAGCGCATGCCGCTCTGGGTACATGTCGAGGGGATCAAGGGCTCGCTCGTGGCGCATCCCGATGGGGCTGCGTCGGAGGGGCAGCCGCCGCGGTACATCGGCCTCAAGTTCGTAGCGCGCCCAGCTGACCAGCAAGGCACGCGAGACACGCGCAAGGCCATTGAGGCGTTCGACGTCGTGCGCGAGCTCGTGGAGGTGAAGCGCTCGGAGCACTTGCGCATCCGACGCGCAGCAGCTGACGGGGAGATTCGATTGCTCGGCGAGTGCGACGCTCCGACGCGTGCGCTCGCAGAAGCGAAGCTTGCGCCCGTGGCGCAGCCTGGTTCCACACGCAAAAACGACTCACGCAATAGGAGCGATTGACGATGGCACTTACTGGACTCTCCCCCACTCGACGCACGCCCGGCATCGTGCGCGAGTTCGTGTTCGGCGCTGGTATCTCGTCCGGTGTCTCGAGCGACCGGCCCGTGCTCATCTTCGGCAACAAGACGAGCGCAGGCAGCGAGACCACCAACACCATCGGCGCTCCCATCGCGAGCGACGAGGATTGCGTGCTGCGCTTCGGGCGCAAGAGCGAGGCGCGCCTGCTGTATCGGCAGTTCGTCGCCATCAATCCAGAGGCGCGCGTGTACATCATCGCTCCACCAGAGAGCGGCAGCGGCACGGCGGCGACGATCGACATCACGTTCACCAACACCTCGACGGCTGCGACGACGGGCGTGGTGACCATCCTGGGACAGGACATCACGTTCCCCATCACGAACGCGCAGACTGCCACGCAGATCGGCGAAGCCTGCCGCGATGCGATCAACGCGTTCGCCGATGGCTCGCTCCCACTGACCGCAAGCGCCTCGACCGGCGTTGTGACTCTGACCACGGCCAACCTTGGCGTGAGACAGGACTACGTGCTTGCTCGCGTGCGCGCTTACATCGTCGCGCCCACGTCCATCGTGACCACGACCGTGAGCGTCGGAGCTCTGACCAACGGCACCAACGAGGATGACTTTTCGACTGCCATCACGACCGCGGCGCTCGGCGAGTACACCTACCAGATCTCGCCCAAGTTCTCGACGTCGGCTCCGACCGCGACCGACAACGGCGTGGGCGAGCACATCGCCATGATCCGCGATCAAGCCTTGCCGATCAACGGCAAGAGCCAGATGGTGGTGTTCGGCCTGGTCGGCACGCAAGCGCAGAGCTCCACCGTCGCAACGGACAGCGACGCCAACAGCGTTTACGCGTTCTTCTTCGCATCGAAGAACAGCGACTGGACGCCAGGCATGATCGCTGCGCATCTCTGCGGCGTGATGCGCTCGCAGCAGATGGCCGACCCTGCGGCCAACCTCGCTGGCTACACCAACACCGACACCACCAGGTTCGACTGCCCGGTGCCGTACAGCAAGTCGGACTGGTGGACGCCCACCGAGATCGAGCAGCTGCTCAAGGACGGCGTTTGCCCCATCGGCGCGCGCGCCCTCGGCCAGGCATACCTCGTGCGCCACATCACCTCGAGGTCGCTCAACGACCAAGGCACCAAGGACTATCGCGCGAGCGAAGGTCACATCACCTCGGTGATGTTCACCATCTGGGACGTCATCAGCACGCGCTACCGCGAGCAGAAGCAGGGCAAGGTAGCCGACGATCCGTTGCCTGGCGCGAAGCCTGTGCCCGGTGTGGACACGCCGCAGACGCTCGGAGCGCTCATCCGCAACGTGTTCGTCGCCGCCTCTGGCCCTGCGCCGTTCGGGCTCTACGGCTCGCCCATCCTCGACCCGTCGCCCTCGGTGCTCGCGAGCTCGCTCGACAGCATCCTCGTGCAGCGTCGGCCCGGTGGTCTCGCCGCGAGCTTCAACCTGTACGCCGTACAGCACAACCTCTTCTCGGAGTTCACGCTCCGCGAGGCATCTCCCGCCTACTGATAGGAGCCGAGAACGACCATGCGATTTTACGCGCGCTACTACGTGAGCATCGAGGGAAAACTTGACGGAGAGGCCGAGAGCGTCGACGTCAAGTACAACGGCGACCCGATGCCCATCAGCACACTCGTGCAAGACCTTGCGGGCTTCTACATCCCGCCGAAGAACGCGACCGTGAGCATCAAGGGCTTCATCCCCTCGAGCGGCGACCGCGTGGATTACGTGGGCTACTTCCTCGCAAACTCGATCGTGTCGGTCAAGGTCAGCACCGACAGCGGCGAGACCATGATCGCGCAGGGCATGATCAACGGCCCCGCGCTTTCGAGCTCGCCCGCTGACCCGAGCCGCCTCGACGTGAGCATGACGGTGCAGGCAGCGCCCTTCTCCTGACGCTCGCGACCTGGTAGGCAGGCATCATGCGCACGCCACCGAAGGATGTCTCCCCGGCTCAGCTGTTTCGAACGCTGTGCTCGGTTGCGAGGCGCCCTCGGTGGCGTGTTTCGTTTGCGGCGCTTGAGCTGCCAGATCTCTACGTCGAGGCCATGACAGGGCACGAGCTGGAGGAGCTTTTGCCAATCGGCGAGGATATGACGAGCAAGCAAGATGTCGTGCTCGACGAGCTAGTCGTGCGATGCCTGCACAACGCAGATGGTTCGCCAGCGTTTGCTAGCGTGGAGCAGTTCGGCCTTGCGCCTCACGAGGACGCGCTAGGCATCAGCAACGCGACGCTGGAGGCGCTTGGGGTTATGTCGCCGATCTACGGGCGCTCGGACCTCCGCGCGTGGGAGGTCGTACTGCGAGAAGGCGCGCAGCATCCAAGCAATCACGCTCTGCGCCGAGGCATCATCGAAAGCGCCTCGCATCTCGCCATGACGGCGCATTTTATGCCGCAGCCCGATCGGTTCTTCGGCATGCCACTGGGACAACTTACGGACGGCCAATGGATGGCCTTCGACGCAGCATGGAGCACGAAGGGGTAACGCATGACGTTTCAGCAGGGGAACATCTCACAGCGACTCGGGCAGATGAACGGACGCGGAGGCGTTGCGAGCTCGCCCGACGTGGCGCCTGGCGAGTACGAGAGCCAGCTCGCGAAGGCGTTGCGCGAGCGCGCAGGCAACCGGCGCAAAGTCGAGTACGACGTGTCCGAGCTCTTGGGCACGCCTGGAGCCAAGGTGTGGGTGAGGGTGCCAACGAAGGGCGAGCAAGACATAGCCATCAAACGCGCGCATGAGTACGTGGCTCGGCTCGCAACTGGCGAGGGTGGAGAGCAACTGAAAAGCGACGACGACATCGTTCAGGATGCCAAGGCCGCGGCCATCCTGCACGCGGCGGTGCGAGGCAACGACCCAGGCGTCGAGGGCATGCACCCGGCGTTTCCGAGCGTGCGGTGGATCATCGAAAAGCTGACAGCGGACCAGATCGCCAGCCTGTTGTCGCTCGTGAACGAAGTGCGCTCGAGCGAGGCCGGTGGTGTACGCGTGCTCACGCCTGAGGAGATCGACGTGCTCGTCACGGTCATCTCGCAGAGCGACCTTGAGTCATCCCAGGTGGCGCTGGCAAGGTTTCAGAGAGAGGCGCTGTCGCATCTGGTCGTGGTGCTCGCCACGCGCCTGGTCGCAGCTAGGCAGGCATCCGCTATTCATGACGATGCGCAAGTCGCAGCCGAGCAGGCCGCAGCCGAGCAGGCCGCAGCCGAGCGCGACAAGGCTAGCGGAACGGAGTAGGGTGGCAGCGTGATCGTCAAGGTCGACATGTCGGACGTGGTCAGCGAGGCGCGCGACGCGATCAAGGCGCTCTCGCACGCCAGCGTCGAGCGCGCGATGTTCGAGGCCGTGGCTCCGTTTGCGGAGCAGGCAAGGCGGTCCCATGGCTATCAAAACCGAACCGGCTATCTCGAGGCCAGTACGCTCGTCAAGGCGCTCGACGTGTCCGACCCTGCGGTGGAGTTCGTTGCAGGTCCGTTTGCACCAAACCCGAAAGGCAGCATGGCCTACGCGAGCTACGTGAACGACCGTGGCCTCATGAATATCGACGACCTATCGGCTCGAGCTGTGCCTGCCGTGCAACGGGCGCTCGATAAGCTGGTGAAGTGACATGGCTGTCATCCGCTATCAGTTCATCGCGTCGGGCGCCGACTCGGTGGTCGCGGCCTACAAGGGCATTAGCAAGGCCGCAGAGGACGCAGCCGTGCGCGCCGAGCGTGCCGCTAAGCGCATGCGAGCCTCTATGGGTGCAGCAGGCGCTGGTGGCCCTGGCGCGCCTCGTGGCGGTGGCGCAGGCGCAGGTGGGGCTGGAGCTGGCCCAGCCGCAACGGACCCTCGTGTAGGGCGCGAGAAGGCCGTGCTGCGAGAGATTGAGAGAGAGCAAGCCCGCGCGTCACGAGACAAGGCACGCGCCGAGGACAAGGCTCGCAAGGCATCCGAACGCGAGCGTGAGCGCTCCGCGAAGGCCGAGGTCAAAGCCGCAGAAGCTACGGCCAAGGCAAGAGCGCGAGAGGTAGCCAAGGCACAGGCCAAAATGGATCGCGCTCGTGAGGCAAGAGCCGAGTCGCGTCGA